CCACAGGTGAAATTCAAGAAAAACTTGAAAGAGCGCTAACCCTTATTGAGTCAACAGAAACAATAACAGTCGATTTATTAATAGATGGCGGACTTTCAACAATTGCTGCAAATGCAAGTGGTTTAGAATATTTTGATGATACTAAAAAACTTGATACCGAAGGTTTAAGTAATTATGAATCAAATACAAATATGCGTTGGAGAACGGTATTTGACACATTTGAAAATTTTGCTAAAAATGTACGTAAAGATTGTATGTTTATTGCTGATCCTGTAAGACAAATTTTTGTTAACGGAGCAGATTCAAAAACTCTTAGCGACCGTACAAAAAACTTTACAACTAATATTTACACACCATTAGAAGCCCAATTTGAAACAATAAACACAAATTATGCGGCAACATACGCTAATTGGGTAAAAGTATTTGATAGTTTTTCAGATGGGTTTATTTGGCTCCCTTCATCTGGATTTGTAGCAGCTGCTTATGCTCGTTCTGATGCCAATACTCATCCGTGGATAGCCCCTGCAGGTCTCACTCGAGGTCAGTTAAATAACATTGTTGATTTAGCATTTAACCCAAACCAAAAGCAACGCGACTTCTTATATACAATATCAATTAACCCTATAGTAGCGTTTGCAAATGAAGGTTTTGTAATATACGGTCAAAAAACCCTTCAAGGCAAGCCATCAGCATTCGATAGAGTTAATGTTCGTCGTTTATTCTTAACACTAGAGCGAACTACACAAAATGCTTTAAAATATTTTGTTTTTGAACCAAACACTATTTTTACAAGAAACAAACTAAGAGCAACTATACAGCCAATTTTTGAACTTGCTAAAAATACTGAAGGTATTTATGATTATCTTATTGTTTGTGATGATCGCAATAATACACCTGATGTTATAGATCGTAATGAACTAGCAGTCGATATTTACATTAAACCAGTTAAAGCTGCAGAGTTTATTTTAGTTAACTTCATTGCAACTCGTACAGGGCAAAACTTTAGCGAACTTATTCAATAAATAACAATATATGAGTACTACATACAACCAAAATATTTCAGATTTTTATACACAAGCGCAATCAAAAGATTTTGCACGTCAATTTCAATTTCGACTTGTTCAGCTGGCTAATACAAACTTTGGAGACTCTGATTTAGTTTATGTAGAAACAGCAAGTCTACCAGGTCGTCAAATTAACAATATAACAGTACCATTTATGGGGTTGCAGTTTAATGTACCTGGTACTGCTTCATATCCAGGGTCTGATGGTTATAGTGTCACTTTTCGATGCGATCAAAATTACGATATTCGTGCACGTTTAGAGAACGCTACTTTTAATACATTCGATGATGCATCATCTACAGGCGATTACAATATTGCAAGACAGTCCTCTATTATTAGATTAGCTTTATTAAACAAAGATTTAAACCCGATCCGCGAATATGCATTATACGGAGCATACGTAGTTTCTATAGGTGATATTCAGTACAATTTAGGGGATAACGGCTCAATTGTAATTGTTCCTGCTGTACTAGCTTATCAGTATTGGAGAGTCTTTGATGACGCTACTCCTAATACCGAGATACCAGCTACGATGACCAACGCGGTGAGACAAGGTGATCAAGTTCAGACAGCTTCCAAAGACCCTAACGCTTAAGCTATAGTACAAAATAATATATTTTCAAAAGCCGTATAATAAGTATAATATATGGCACTTGAGCTTAAAAACCAAATACCGTTTTTTTTAAATACCTTTTTAGGTAGACCGAATTCAGCGTTACCAAAAGGGGCTCAATGGATACTAACATTTGATGGTCAGTATATTCCTGATGGTTCGGGTCCGTCATCCGATAATTCTATAGTACCAGTAACTGCTATAAAAGCGGGTATAAAGTACGAACCAGAAGTTTGGGATATTGATACTGCTATTGCTAATACAACAATACCTGATTATCATTCAATAAAAGGATGTTTGTTTGCTCAAGCGGTATCAATACCCGGAGAAAGTAACCAAGTTAACCCAGAAGGACTTCAACAATCAGGTTTAATAAGATCAGTTACTGGCGGTGGCAGAGATGCATTTGCAAACTTGGAAATTTCATTTTTAGAAACAAACGTTAGCTTTGTAGATAATGTTATTAGACCGTGGGTTATAGCTACTGCTCATTTAGGAATGATCGCTCGATCCGGCGATTTAAATTATCGCGGCAATTTATCTGTTTATAAACTAGCCGTTGGCTTAGCCAATGAGGCTCCATATATATCTGCTCAGTACAAATTTTACGGTATATGCCCTATTAGTGTTTCCGGAGAAGAGTATAACTACACCCAAACAACATCCCCGGTAAATAGAAATGCCGTTTTTACTTATCATTATTACACTATTAACTCTCCAATTCAAAATAATACCACCGCAAATGCAAATGCAATTTCAAACTCTTTACCTGTTAATATTCGAGAAGGTGATCAAATCACTAGCGGTAACAATACAGAAAGTAACAGAACAGTTACATATAGTACTGTACAAAAATAATTTTTGTGGAAATAGTTTATAAAACTTATTAATAATAATAGCAATGACATTAGATTTTATCAATCCTTTTTATATTGATGATTATCAATTATTTTCCTATAAAGAATTAAAAATAAAACACTTTAAAGTTATACAAAAATGTTTATTTGGAGATGAACCTAATATACCCACTCTTCTAATTAATTTTGATAATGTAATAAAAGATATAATTCAATTACCTAATTGCGACATTAAGAAAATAGATTTTTTTATTTATATAATATTCTTACTAGAATTAAGATGTACATGTATGGGTAATATTATTTTTGCAGCTTTTACTGATAAACCTGATACTCAAATTGAAATTAATGTTTATCGTGTTATAAACACTCTTAAAGAATTTTATATTGCTAATAAACTACAACCCGATACATATGAAAATATTAAAATTAATTACCGTTTTCCAACCTTTAATAATGTCCTAACGTTTACAGATAAAAACTTTTATGAATCTTTTATAGAGCAAATTTACATCAATGACACAGATATAGAGTTTGATAAATTTAATGAAACTGAAAAACATTTAATAGTAAACAAACTACCTTCAAAAGTTTCAACCCTTATAATGAACAAAGTTCAACAATTTTTATTAGTTTTAAACAACGTTAATTTAGCAAAATCTATTCCCGGTTTACAGGATAAAGAACTATATTTTAATTTTAATATTATTAATATTCTTTACTTACTCAAATTAACTTTTGGTGATTATCTTTTTAATCTTTACGATAACATTTTTTATTTAAGTAAACAGTGCAATCTTGACGCCAATTATATCGAAAATTTAACTCCCGGGGAGTATATTATTTTTTCAAAAAAATTACAAGAATTAAATTCTAAGAATACAAACACTAACAAAAACGTTTTAACTAACTCTGTATCAAATAATTTTTCAGATGGTTTTGAGTAGAATTTAACAAGCTAAATTTATAATTAACAATATGTCAGAAATAAACACAATTATTAATATTTTAAATGATATTAGTAAAAAGATAAATTATACTGTCTTTATTCCCTCTCAAAATAAAGAAGTAACTTTTAAACAACTTACCACTGAACAACTTAAAGATCTATATACTTTAGCGGTTAACCCCTCCTTCACAAATCTTGAATTTAATATTAAGTTCAATAATATTATTGAAGCAAACTGTTTAGATGACAGCGTTAACCCTAAAAATTTAACTTTGTATGATAAAGTTTTATTCTTTTTAAACACAAAAATAAAATGTATATCTGAAGATTACCGTTTTTTAATTTCAGATAGAGAGCTTGATGAACATAATTTAGATATCGATTACGTGAGTTGTTCTATTTTAGAACATTTTAATAATATTGTTAAATTAGAAATACCACCTCTAACAAAAGAAATAGTATGGGAAGATTTTAAAATTAGCTGCCACGTACCATCTTTAGATATTGAAAGTAAATTTGATAAAGAATTATTAAACGTTTTTGCAAACACTAATGATATTTCTGATATAGTAAGCCATACATTTATAGCAGAAATTGTAAAATTTACAAAACAGATACAAATTAACGACAAAGTTATTAACTTTGAATCTTTATCTTTATCTAATAGCTCCAGTATAATAGAAAGTCTACCTGTAAACGCAGTGAAAGAAGTTCTACTTTTTATTGAAGAAAGCAAAAAATTTATTAACAATGTTTTAACATGTTCAGTTATAGTTAATGATAATACAATTCTTAAAAAAGAAATTCCATATAATGGAGTCTTTTTTAATATATAGTCTCTCTTCTTAAATATAAGAAGATGGACACGGATAAATCTCAACCTAAATTTACCGTAAAAAGTAAAAACGAATTAGCTAAATTAATAAAAAATAATATTGGCTCCCTATTAGGCCAATACCCTAATTTAGCCGATGATATTTTAAGGCGCGCCTCTGTTATTGATAACAATGACAATAAGCTTAACTTTAGAAATCTATCAAATAGTTTTAAAAAGGGCGGCCTTATAGGTAAAGGTGGTGTTTTAAGTTTAGTAGCAAAAAATATTTTTGGAAAAAAGCCTAATCAGTCAGAAGAAGAAACTGAAACAACACCGACAGCAAATAATATTTCTGCAGTAAAACAAGGGGATTCTGGTGTACCAGCAGAAGAAGGCAAACAAAGCTTTTTTAAAGAAACTGCGACCCCTGTAAAAGTTATATTAGATGATATTTCCCCAAATGCTGAAAAGCGTATGTGGGAAATTTTTCCTCCAATTTTTGATCATATTTTTAAACATTTATTTAAAAGTGACGAATTTCAGGAAATACTTAAAAACATTGAAAGTTTAGGGACCGGTAATGATGAACCATATAGTCGCGGGCTAATACCTACACTACTTGACTATTTAGACTTTTTACCCGGAAGACGTGGCGGCGGTTCTCGTAGAAGACGGGTTCGCCGTCGTGCAAGAAATATAAATCGAATTAGAAGACAGAAAACGCCCCCAGGGGTTCCAGCTAAATCTACACCTCCTGCACCCAGTAAGCCCCCTGTTAAAAGTCCCGCCCCTGCTCAAACAACACCACCTACTAAAACTCCTCCATCTACACCACCTGTTAAAGGAGCACCTGCTACCCCGACACCATCTACCCCTTCTACCCCACCCGTTAAAGGCACTCCTGCTCCCCCAGCTCCATCTACCCCACCTGTTAAAGGAGCACCTGCTACACCAACGCCCTCTACCCCATCTACACCACCTGTTAAAGGGGCACCTGCTACTCCGGCGCCTTCCACACCATCTACGCCACCTGTTAAAGGTACACCAGTTCCTTCTGCTCCGCCAGCTAAAGGCACCCCCATTCCTTCTACTCCGTCTACTCCCCCTGTTAAAAGGGTTCCTACTCCTTCTACCCCGCCCGCTAAAGGGGTGCCAAAAGTTCCATTAGCACCACGAGTTCCTCGTGGTTCATCTGCACCTAAAGGTGCAACAGGAGGCATTCGAGGAGCCCGAGGACTAGCAACAGGGGCAAAAGCTTTAGGTGTTATAGGTACTGTTGCAACAGTAGGTTTAACAGCTTACGAAATACAACAAATAGATGAAGCTGAAAAAAGAGGAGAAATAACACCTGAAGAAGCAAAAAAAATGAAAGGAGGAGCGATAGGAGCCGGCTCTGGTGGTTTAGTGGGCGGGTTAGCAGGCGCCGCCGGCGGAGCAGCATTAGGAACTCTTATTTTCCCGGGCGTCGGTACAGTTATTGGTGGTGCTATTGGAGGTATTATAGGGGGTATAGGTGGTTCAATGGCAGGAGAAGCTATAGGAGAAGCGGTATCTAGTTCCGATGATAAACCTCAACAAAACAAACCACCTACAGAACAAAAAAAAGAACAGCCACCAGCACCACTCCCTCAAGTTGCACCTATAACACCTGCACCACCAGTAGATGTAGAACAAATGAAACCACCAAAAATTGAATTACCTAAACCTATAGATAATACTCAGACATTTGACGAAATTGCTAAAAATACAGGAACAACAAATGATGTTTTACAAAATTTAACCCGCGCTATATTTAAACTTGCAGAAACAAAACCTAAAAATAATAATATAATACTAGGCGGAAGCAATCAAAGTAATGGTTTCGAATCACCACCCGCATCGGTAGTTGCACAATCTAATGTTGATGAAATACGAAGAGTGCGTAGCAAATTTACTGTAGCATAAATAATAGTATATGGCAAGTAATCCTCAAGGTACCCCGGTAAATGATACCCCCGGTAACAATAAATATTTTGAAGGAGCAGCTCAATATATTTGGCAAAGTGAAGGAGGTGCCTATGACGTTGTTGCAAATTATCCATGGACTTTAAGCAAAACGGCTAAAGCTTTAAATGAAGTTCCTTATATTATTTTAGTTGAATATATTGTAGACGAATCAACGCTTGAAACACAACTTAGTTATTACGGCACCGGGGTAGTAAACGCTGTTACCAGGGATACTGATCTTTTATCTCCATATAAACAGTTATTTCCGAGAACTCCTTCTGGTAACTATTATCGTTTTCCTTATTTTTCAGATATAAACTTCGAACTAAACACCCCTGAGTGGAAGACACTTGACTTTTTAGAACAAATGAAAAAAGCTACTACAGAGGGATTAGGGGTTCTTTTTGGTTCAGATGTTGAACAAGCTGCCGAAAAAACTTTTGATGTAGCAGGTAAAGTTACCGGTGCAGCATTAGGGTCCATATATCCAAAAGTCGGTATTATGGATAGACCAAAGTTATGGGACATGCATCAGTATCGTACTACTGAAATAAAATTCCCGTTGTTTAATACAGTTGGTCCTGATGATTGGAAAAAAAACCGAGATCTTTGTTGGCTTTTGCTTAACCAAAATCTTTTTACAAAAAGAGATATAATAACGGGGATACCGCCCGTATATTATGAAATAATAGTACCCGGTCAGCATTATAGTTACGCTTCCAGTGTAACAAATCTTACAATATACAATCGTGGTAATATGAGAACTATGCTTGACGATAGTGATAATAGTTGTGTGGTACCCGATGTGTACGAAGTCAATATATCTTTAACTGACATGGTAATGCCTAGCAGAAATTTATTACAGTCTTTAAATAAAGCAGGAACTAGAGTTACAATTACACCATCAGGACAAGAAACAGGTGATGAAGGTAACAGAATAAATACTTTACAATCCGTTGCAGCTCTCGGTGAAGACGGCGGCGCTGCATAAAATATATTTTTTTTATGTATCAAAATTCTATACAAGATTTACCGAAACTACGTAATGACGATTATGCTAACATTTTAAATGTTCATATTGATGATAGTAATAGATATTACTATAATCTTTTACAAACAATTACTATACCTGATAATTTACCAGAATCTTTTTATAGTTTTTATACTGTTGGTTACGGAGACACCTGGCCCTTAATATCATATAAAGCATATAATACACCGAATTTATGGTGGTTAATTACGCTAGTTAATAAAATTACGAACCCTGTTATACAACCTTCTCAAGGTATTCAAATTAAATTTTTAATACCTCGCTACGCATCGCTAGTTATAAGTCAATTAATAACTTCTGAAAATCTATAAAAAAAATGACAATATTCACAAACGGCACATTTAGTACAAAATTAAATCAAGTCGACCACGAAATAGAACTTTACTTAGATCGCAGTGCCGGAGAAAGTGATTCTGACATTTACAAATACCCGATTAATCCTAACTCTATTGTAAATTTACAAATAGAAGATACCCTAGCAGATTGGGTAGTTCGCGGCACACTAACTTTTTTATATTACCCGGAAAATAGTACAAACAAAGATAATCAAATTCTTAAACAAACCGGACAAATTGCAGGAGTTTCGAATATTAATATGCCTGACTTTAAACCGTTTTATTCTTTTCGCAATGACGGTCTAGATTTACTACGCATTCGTATAAAACCAAAGATCAATTCTTCAGGGGGTGGAACTGTATCTCCTTTAATTATTACTAATAACACACACTGGACCTTATCTTATCTTTTTTCTATTTATGAAGCAGAAGACATTGACTTACCACCGGGAGCTTTAAATGCTGCTTCAGCATCCGTTAAATGTCTAAAACTTTATTTTTGGGATTCTTGGTATCAACAAATGATTACCAATGTAATGCAGTATTCTACCGGTCTTTCAAGTCAAGCTGAACCTGATGCTAACGGTTTAGGTGTTTTACCTACTGGAAACGCAATGAAAGAAATTATAGAATTAGGTTTAAGTGAAAACAACTCACAACAAAATTATACACCCGGTATAGCGGTTTCTAACCCTGCTTTAAAATTTAATTATCAGCCTACAGGCACTGATAAAGAATGGGATTCAGGAGCTGCTAAAATATTTTACACCGCTCCTGCTGATGCAACAGTTTATGATAGCTTAATGTATGTTTATAAGAGACATATCAGTAATGAGACGCTTTCTTTTGCTCCCGCAGTAAGCCCTCCCCGAGGCGGAGCTGTTGGAACTTCAATAAATGATTTTAGTATTTTATTAAAGGAAAGAGGACCCACTGAAACTGATGTCGGGTATTTAGCTTTAAAACCTGTTTCATATTTTTTTCAAAACGCCGGTAAAGAAGCATCTACACCAGGGCAATATCAAATAGAGCATTTCTTTTTACAGTCTTATTCTGATACAAATTCTACCCCAAAAACTTTTAAAGCACCTATAAGTGAAACAAAATCTGATACTGTCGATTTAAAGACACCGAAGTACAGTATAATTACTAATTATCGTTTTGTAGATATAGCCGCAGCCACAAATTCTACAATGTATATAAATACTCCAGTACATTCTTTTGATTTTAAACAAAGAATGTATAATGTTGAGTTTACTAATAATTCTGTTAAAGCTGCGCAAAATTTTATAGAACAAAAATATATTAAACAACTATATAAAAGTAATAGTAGTGCATTAGATAAACTTTCTTTAATACAAAATTACAAAGATAAAGTTAGTAAAAATACAAAACCTGTCTTTTCGTTGTACGGGGAAGACCCTATAATAAGACAGCATGCCGGTTTACACCGTTTGCTCTATATCGGTCTTTTTCATAATACAGCTATAAATTTTAGAACCTTAGGGTTAACAAGCAGAGAAGCAGGAAGATTTATTGCGATAGATAAAACACAAGGTTCAGATAATGGAGATTTTGATGATAAATTTTTCGGGCAGTGGTTTATTATAAACATTAAACATATAATAGAATCTGAAATGTATTATAACGATATAACTGCTGTTAAAATACATCGCTTTCAGGAATTAACTTTTTAATATATGACAGAACAAATAGTTATAACAATTTGCGAAGATAAAATGTATATTGGTCAGGTGATAAATCAAAGTACCAACCAAACTATGTATACTACATCTAAGTATGAAACAGAAAACGAAACAAGAATTGAAATTGATAACTATTTAAAAACAAAAAAACAAACACAAATACGACGATGCTGTGGTCGTTAAATGTACAACTTTAAACATGTACTAAACCAATTTATTTCTTTATCTATTACAATAGCATCTTTATACATACCTTCAGAGATTATAAGCAGGGTATTAGCATCAGCATCTGACTCAAACATTACTTCAAACATCTCTTTAAGAAGCTGAAGATAGTCTCCGGAGAATTCTTGTTCTCTTTCAATAACAAATTTACGAAGCTCTTGAGGCGTTACTTTGTCTCTAATCTTTGTCACCACTTTATTAGCAATACCCTTAACCTGGTTGTCTTTAATCGTTAAGGTTCCAGTATAAGAAAACTTCTGGATATCATTAATAATCCGTCTCATATCAGGATAACCTGACCTAACTAACTCTACGAGCTTTTGTTTCTCGGTATCCGGAACAGTGATTCCTTCGTTTTTAAGTATAGCTACTACTCTGTTTAATACCCCATCTAAAGGAGGTGTTAGATTAAAGATCTGACAACGGGATTGCAGAGCAGGAATAATCTTAAAGAGATAGTTACAGGTAAAGATAAACCTCGTATTATGAGAATACTCTTCAATAACATTACGAAGTGCTTTTTGCGAATCTAAAGTAAGAGCATCACATTCATCAAAAAGTACAATTTTTAATCTGCCATCTATTGATTTTGTAGAAGCAAAACCTACAACTTTAGAACGAATCGTATCGATACCGTTTTCATCAGAAGCATTTATATAAAGATACTGACAATCTAAGATATCAGTAGCGATAATCTTTGAAAGAGTAGTCTTGCCAGTACCGGGGTTACCCGCAAAGAGAAGATTGGGAATCTCTTCTTTTTGTTTTAAAGACTCAAAATACTGACGCTCTTCAGTAGTAAGAACGATATCTTCAAGTTTTCGAGGTCTATACTTTTCTACAAATAGGTTTTGAAACATGTGTGTAGTATATACTACTTTCCAGAGGAACCAAAGCCTTTTTCACCGCGTTGTGTCTCTTGCACTTCGTTTGCAAAATCAGATTCTAACGCAATAAGAGGGTAAAGAACAAGTTGAGCTACCCTATCTCCCTTTTTAACAGTATAATCATTTTCAGACTGGTTAAGAATTCTGATACCCATGTCGCCCCTGTATTGATTATCTATAATACCATTAAAAGCTTGTAAGCCGTATTTAAATTGAAGACCTGATCGAGATTCAATCCTAATCCAAAAACCTGGAGGTAGATAAGCTAGTTTTAATCCGACGGGCACTATAGCAGCTCCTTTAGCTGGAATAATAGTATCTTCAACCGCTGTAACATCATAACCTGAGTCCCCTGTAAGTGTTTCTTTATGATTGCGCTCAGGAAGAACAGCATCTGGATGAGTTTTATAAAAAAGAACTTTATGCTCTTTTGCTGGTGTATAAATTGTATATGATCTACTCATTGATTAATTGACGTCCAGTATATTGCCCTTCTTTAATTTCTCCAATAGGTTTTTGACCTGGTTTAATAGCGTTAAGTTCAAGCCATTGAATTAATTTGTCCAGCTTGTCCCCTGGGACAATATATGTACCGTTAATTGTGTTAACTATAGTTTCCATTTAGATATAATAGTATAAAGTTTAACAAAAGCAACTATAGGATTAAGTATATTCAATGTCAGATATTGATACACTTTTAAATGAATTATCTTCATTTTCATTCCCTCAGCAAACTACTGCAAGATCAGTTCCAAGAGGTACCTCAACCCATGTTACTGAAGATAATATCAACGAATATATCTTACAAAAAACAGGTACATTAATTGACGCCGGTCTTGGTGCAGTTAGTGACTTAAAAGATTTTGTAGTACAAGGTCAAAACCCCGATGAAATAGCAGCTCTATCTGAACTTATTTCTTCTACAACAAAAGCTATTGAAGCTCTTAATAGAATTAATCTTCAAAATAAAAAAGCGAAAACAGATAAAGAACTTAAAACAATGGATATTGAAGGTAAAAAAGCTATAGCTAATTCATTACCTGGAAATAATATTACTAATAATACTGTAAATTTAGTAGCTTCTAGAGAAGAAATCTTTAAACAATTATTAAATGACATAAAAGATGAACCTATCGAAGTTATAGAAAATATTGTTTTGGACGAAAAAGAAGATAAATAATTGATATGGCAAAAACCTTAACATTAAATTGTCCCGGAACAGGTCCATGGGAAATCGAAATGGATGATTGTATCGGTAATTCTTTAGAATATATTAATGCTAATACTAACTATTTAGCGTGTGGAGTTAAAAATATTACTGATCAAGCTAAAGCTACAGGTCTGTTTGTACCGGTAAATTATGCAACTAAATCAAATGCGAACGTTATAATCGGTACCTGGAACACTAACGGAACAACAGCACAAAATCAACCATGGTGGTCGGGTATTCAGACATTTACGTTTCCTACTACAGTACCCGAAAACTGGGTGGGCGCTTTAGTAGCCGTCCGGGCAAATACTAATGCTGTTCGTAACAATCAACAGAGTGTTTATTTTTATAAAAACACTGAACAAGACGATGTTGATCCGCCTTCCACATCAACAAATAGTAGTAATATTACAGAAGCTCAGAGAACAGCTATAAATCATTCTTATAGAAAAATTGAAATGGATCCAACAGAAGGAGACAATAATGGCGGCTATGAAGCAGAGACTGATGTTACTTTTGTTGTATACCCGAATACCACTAATAGACAATTAAAATGGTTTTGGGTCGATCATAAAAATATTAATTTGGCATTAAGCGAAGAACCCTACTACTATTTAAAAATGTATTTATTAGGGTATTATGTAAGTGTTGATTAATCTATTTTATAGGGCAAACTCCACCAACACATTCCATACTTTCAATATCACCTTGACCGATATTAATAGAAGTAATTGACTTAACCTTTTCAGTTAATTTTTTATACTCTTCTTCAGAGATTTCTTCGTAAGGTGCTTGTGCAAACCCATGTTCACTATGAAGTAGGAATGAAACAGATTTAATTGATGTTTCGTAGTTATATTCAAGCCAGGCCTTAATTTCTTCAAGTTCTTCTTGACGATAATAAACTGTAACCGATACAGCATTATCTGACCAATACGTTTGAAGTTTTTTAACAATATCTAATTGCTGTACTGCGGACATACTTTTTGCTACAACACAGCCTTCTCCCGCATAACAAGGAAACTCTACTACAACTGTTGTATGATCGTCTTTACCGTCAAAACCACGAACATATTCAACATGATAACCAAGCTCTCGACAGATACCAACAAGCTTATCTCCTGAACCCATTCTTACTCTACGGATATAGAAAGGAGAATAAGCAGGATGAACACCTGGTGTTGAACCAGCTAGTAAGGACAAAGTACCAGAAGGTTTAACCGTTGTTAATTTAATTGATTCAGGGTAACCTTTTGTTTTTGACCACTCCTTGTCAAACTTACGAAGTGCTTCATAGGCCTTATCAAGCCATTCAATTTTCTCATCTGAACACTGACAGATACCAGTAACACCAAGACCTAAACGCATATTCTTATGTACAATCTTGTTTGTTTCTTCATGAATAAAAGGCATTGCGGCTGTTGCTTTCTGAGTCTTATAAAGTAAAGTAGCACAATCAATCAGTTCTTCAACAGAAGTAATATTATTAAGATACAACTCAGAAAGATTGCAGCACTCATATGATGTTAAAGAGATCTCAGCACAGGGATTAGTTCCAAGAACATTATCTTCATCTGTAGGGTAAAGTTTTGTTTTTTTCATTGGACCATCTTTAAGGCGCCCAAATTTTTGAGATAAAGGCAGATTAAAAAACCCGTAAGGTTCCCCTTTAGCAAAACCAGTTTCTTTATCTACAATATA